AGTGCTGGACCTGTAACTGCCATATTAGGGTAAGCCCATGCCTAATTATTCATTCCTTAAAACGGATCTGATTAATACAGCAGAGAATGATTCCTCAGAATTTGCAGATCAGATTCCAAAGTTTGTGGAGAAGGCAGAAGATCGTCTGGTGAAAGAACTGGATGATCCCGGTCTGGATAACTTTTCCTCGTTCTCTTTTACTGCCAGTAATCCTACGGTAAGTTTACCAGTGGATACACTTGTCATAAGGAATGTAAATTTTAAGACCAGTGCTTCTTCCAACATTACCACTCTATTACAAAGAACATATGAATATGCCATAGATTATTGGCCTTATGCCAGCACATCTGTAGGCACTCCCCGTTACTATGCACGTAAGAATAACACATCCATTTACATAGTACCAACTCCTGCATCAGCCGTAACAGGAGAAATCCAGTATACTCGTAGACCTATTCCTTTATCATCAGCTACAGGAACAAGTGCAACAACATCTAATTACTTTAGTGAGTTTGCCTACAATGCATTATTTAATGCTTGCATGATAGAGTCTGCAAAATTTACAAAGAGCTGGACTATAGTACCAGCATGGGAAGGTAGCTATAAAAATTCAATTGATGCACTTAGAAATCAAGCTCGTAGAATGAGGCAGGATGATATGGAAACTCCACTAAATCCAGTGGGTGGTCCTAATCCTGTTATGCAAGGAGGACAGTGATGCCTAATCGTAGTAAAATATCTAAACAAGTTAGTAGACGAGGTGGAGGATATCCTAAAAAAACTGGTAAGGGTACTTCTCTAAAAAAGATTAATATAGATAAATATAGATGGGAAGATGATCCAGACTTTAAGGGTACTCCCGGTCCTTATAATCCTCGTAGTAAAAAGATGAAGAAGAAAAAGTATGATTATGATACATATATGGATTTAGGACCACTAGGTCCAATAGGAGTTTTGTCAAAAGATGCTGATTGGCCCGCAGCTAAAAGAAAACTTATAGAAGAAGGTAAAATAAAAGGACCATTAAGTAAAAGAGAACAAAGAATAGTAGATGATCAAGATGAAAGAGGTGGACAATTTAAACCACTTACAAAAAAAATGCAAGCTGAGTTTGATGAAGAAAACCGTGAAAAATATAGAGCAGCCGCAGAGAAAGCTGAAACATTTTCAGGTGCACGTTCAAAAAAAACAGGTGGAACAGTAAAGAAAAGTAAAGGTGGTAGGGTAAAAAATAAACATTCAGGTTACCAAGGTCATCATGGTGGTAACTTAGTTTCTAAATTATACGATTAGGAGGATACAATGGGACCACATACAATATTAAAAAATCCACCGGATCTTGAAAAGATCTGTGGAAAGCCTACAGGACAGGGCTATGGTGCTGCTCGTAAAGGACCAGATGTTAAAGGGACTCCCCATGAAGAGGTAGTTAACTCTAACTATGATAAGGGTGAGACTTTTACCGTTGACCATAATAGTGTAAAGAATATACACGTAAGGTAAATTAATGGCTTCGACTATTGTTAAAGCTCTTTTAAACAGAATATTAAGTGAGACTTCTGATAAAAGTCTACGGCAAATAGCTCGTGGACAAGGATACAAGTCTATAGATGAATGGGTTGAAGGAGGAGCAGAAGGTTTAACTAAAGGACTAAAGAAAGAAGCAGAAATAGAAAGAAGGACAGCAGCAACAGAGACACGAGAAAGAAGTAGAGCACATGGTAAAAAAACAGATGATCCAGAATTTAAGGAAAAATTTGAAGAAACATATGTAGCACCTCAAAAAGAATTACGAGTACTAGAAGAAGCAGAACGAAAGGAAAGAACAGGTTTCAATCCTAATATTTTTATTAATACAAAATTAAAAAGTGATTTATTTAAAGCAAGAGAAGCTGCTTCTTCTTTAGAAAATCTACGAAGAACTGGACCTGCTAGACGAAATTTAACACAGTTTACTGAGAATCTTACTAATGAAAGAATAATTAAACAGGCTATAAGAGAAGGATACAGAAGTCCTGTAAAATGGGAAGAGGCTGGTCTTCCACCGTGGCCTGAAGAATTTCGTTCTCTTTCAGCTATAGCAAAAATTAGATTAGGATTTGGTGAGACTAAAGAAGGAATGGGAAAAGTACTTACTCCTAAACAACAAAGAACGTATGAGCAAGAACTACGAAGATTACAAAAGGTAAAAGAAGCTCCAAAAGATCCAAGACAGTTTGATATAGAAGCAGCTAGGGCAACGGCTAGAAGAGATACACAACGAGCAGTAGGTAGCTCCTCCTATACTAAGGGCAGTTCTACTGCTCCTGCTATTGGCACACAACGAGCTGATGAACTTGCAGAAGCTCGAAGACAACAAGCTGAAAGTGGTTTTGAATTTGATCCTCAAGATGTTAAGAAAACTGAATTAGATTATGTAGAAAAAACAGGGGATGATTTAGGTTTAGAATTTGAACCATCACCAGAAGTAGTACTTGCAGCTCCTGATTTTAAACAAGCTAGAAGTGCTTGGAGCAGAGCAGCTACCCCACCTAGAGTACAACGGGGAAGTGGAGTAGATATTCGTGGAAATCCTGTTGGAGAAGAATTAATTTGGTCACGGGGTCTTGACGAAGCATATGAAAATAGACTTAAACAATTAGGAGTTAAAGAAAAAGATTTAACACCAGAAGAAATTAGAGGTGTTCAAGAAGAAGTTGCAGCTAGTTCAGCTAAAGAGGCTTTATATCCCGAAGTAGACTATATAACACCTCAATCATTATCAGGTAGTACAGATGTTACTGATAAACTTGGATTTACTTTAGCTGATGTTAATAGAAGAATAAGATCATTAGATCCAGCAGAAGATGCTGAAGAATTATTAGAGTTAAGGGCAAGTAAAGAATTTTTAGAAAGAGAATTGCAGAAAAGATTCGGAGGAAAGCAATATGTTAAGGGGGGTGAGTTTACAGGTACAGATGTACCATTTAAAGGAGAAAGAGTAGCTGTTCCAACAATGGGTTCTCCTTCAAGTTCCATGCAACAGATACTACGAGGAGATGCCTTTACTGTTCCAGAACCTAGTCCTTCTACTATAGCAGATATACATCTTCCTTCTGATGCAGTTCATAAGACTGTTGAAAATATAAAAAGAAATCCAGAGATGGGAGTTCCAGCCGATATAGCTGGTGAAGAAGCTGCATTTTATGGTTGGGGTCGAAGAAAAGGATATGGTAGAAGAGCTGCTACTGATTTAGAAAAAGGATTAAAAGATCCAGCAGAGAATATTTCCTACGGTGCTCCAAGTACACGAGAAAGAGTGGGAGAAGTTGGTAAACTTCCCTCTTATGATCCTAAAGTTATTTCAAGTTTACGAAGGAAAGCAACTAATTTAAGAAAGAAAAGAGAGTCTTTTAGAGATGAAGCTGCAACAATAATAACAGATATAGGAACTTCACTACCTCAATTGGGAAGACAAGATCGTGTAAGATCAGCAGCCAGAATAGCTGACTTTGAAGAAGCAAGAGAATTAGCATGGGAAGAGGTACGTAAAAATCCTAAGTATAAAAAGTATTTAAAGGATAGGCTTAAATTAATAGAAGAAATTAATGATAAAACTCCTCAATTAATGCAGTTTGATTCTTTTGAAAAACCACGAAGAAAATTAGTAGACTCGTTTAAAAAGGGACGTAAGATTGTTAATAGAAAAAGAGGTGGCATTATCAAAAAACCCAAAGGTTGGGGTGCTGCCAGATATGCAGGAAGATAGGAGATTACTATGGTAGGTGTATTTATTGTTAAAGGTGGAAAAAGGATTTTATCTAAATTTGAAGATGATGCAGCCGAAAAACTTTTACGATCTGGAAAGGCTAAGACACCTGAAAAGGTTATGGAAGATCTAGATGCAGCTATACAAAAGTTGACAAAGCCCGGACAAAAGGTTGTTATTAAATCGGGATCACGTAAAGCTAGTACACTTCCTACAAAAGAAGCTAATGCATTAATAAAGCAAGGAGAAGCACAAGCTGCCAGTACTGTATTAACTCAGTTAAGAAAAGCTGTTAAACAAACACAAACTAAGAAAGCATCTGGTGGTAAGATTAAAAAATATAAAGAAGGTAAAATGGTAGGAACTTTACATGTATTACCTAGAAAAACTCCAACTAAACCTAAAGGTATAGGTGCTGCTAAAAAAGGTTATGGTAAAGGATATAAGAAATAATGCCATTTAAATCAAAAGCTCAAAGATCTTTTATGTATGCTAACCATCCTAATATAGCAAAGAACTGGACGAAAAAGCATGGTGCAGCTATACAGAAAAGTAAGGGTAGTACGTTGACGAAAAAGACAAAAAGGAGAAATACATGAACCATCTTATAAGTAGATTTAAAGAACCATCTTCCTATGCTGCATTGGCAGGTGTTCTTGCTATGGTAGGTATTGCTATACCTGTAGAGTTATGGCAGAACATAGTAATGCTTGCTTGTGGTGCAGCAGGTGTAGTAGGTTTCTTCATGAGTGAGGCACATCCTACTCATGGTAAAAAAAAGTAAATAAAATAATACCTCTGTACTTAACAGGAGTAAGTAATGGCAACGTCAGGAACATTTAACTTTAACTTAGATATAGATGAGGTGATCCAAGAAGCTACGGAGATGATTGGGGGTGAACAAACCCTTGGTCATACTCCTGCTTCTGCACGTAGATCTATTAACCTGATGCTAAAGGATTGGCAGAATAGAGGTATTCTTCTATGGACCACCTATACTACACTGGTAACTGTTGCAACAAGTGTTACTTCTTATGCATTAGCTAATGATAGTCTGGATGCATTGGAAGTAATGTTACGTAGAGATGATACAGATATACAATTACAAAGAATTAGTTTTGAGGAATATCAGATTATTCCAAATAAAACTCAGACAGGTAGGCCAAGTCAGTTTACAATAAAAAGAGATAGAGATAACCCAACTGTTCTAGTATGGCCAATACCTGAGAATAGTACAGATATTTTAAATATAGAAGGAATACGTGAACTGGAAGATGTAAATAAATCTGCTGATCAGAATGCAGATCTTCCCAAGAGATTCCTTCCACCCCTTACATGTGGACTTTCCTATTATCTTTCGATGAAGACTCCCGGTGTAGATCCAACTAGAATAGGAATGTTAAAAGGAAACTATGAAGAATTACTTGCAAGAGCATTGGAAGAAGATAGAGAACGAGCCAGTATGTATATTGTACCTCATTTAAATACGGTGTAATATGGCTAGTAATAAGAATGCTCTAGCAATGTGTGATACATGTGGATTTGTATATGCACATAGAGTTATGAAAATGAATAGTTATGGGATGCTGGTATGCCCACAAGATTATGAAGGTAAATATGACCTGAAGAATCATCCTCAGAATAAAGTACCTGATGTTAGAGACAACCCGGCAATACGTAACCCTCGTCCTGATGATGGTGGCAGATTTATAGATTGGCAAAACTGCACCAGTAAGTGGGATTTAGAAAATAGATGGTGGCAAACAATATGAGCACATTAACAGGAAGACAAATATCAGATACATATAAGCAGCTAATTAAACTGGCTGTAAGTGCCAATGCTGGTGTCTCTGCTGATCTTACACAGATACAAACAGCCGATGGTACAAATATAGCTTTCCAAGTAGCAACTGGAGCAGCCAAAGCAACAGGTACATTTGGAGTAGATGGTAATGCTTCTGTATCAGGTAATATACAAATAGGTGGTACAGTATCTATTGATGGTGCTAATCTTGCAGCACCTAATGCAAAAGTATGTGCCTCTGCATTCTACGGTGATGGTTCTAATATTACAGGTGTTAATTCCAGTGTAGGTGGGAATGTCTGTGTAGGAAATATATCCGTAGTAGGTAATGTATATGTAAGTGGCACCTCCCAATTTGTAAGTAAGGTAGAATTTGATGACGATGTATGTGTAAGTGGTAATACAATACTCGTAGGTAACTTGGCCGTAGGTGGAACTACCACCATAACAGGAGCCGTTAGCCTTGGAAGTACATTGGATGTAGCTGGTAATGTATCTGTAAGTGGTACATTTAAAGGAACAGGTGCAGCTACCTTTGCCTCTACAGTTACCGTATCAGGTGATGGTACATTCAAGAAAGATGTATCGGTCAGTGGTGATGTTAACATAGGTACGAATCTTGCCGTAGCAGGTACAGCAACGATAGGTGGAGCTACCAGTATAGCAGGAGCCTTGAGTGTAGGTGGAGCTACGAACTTACTCAGTACACTGACAGTAGTAGGTAAAGCTGAATTTGACGATGATGTGTGTGTATCAGGAAACTCAGTATTAGTAGGTAACTTGACTGTAGGTGGTACAGCCACTATCGGTGGTGCCGTAACAATGGCAGATTCCCTTGGAGTTGGTGGAGCTTTATCCGTAGTAGGAAATACATCCATAGGTGGTAATCTAAATATAGCAGGAACTGTTACCATAGTAGGTACAGGTATACAAGCAGCTAATGCAAAGGTATGTGCAAGTGCATTCTACGGTGATGGATCTAATCTAACAAATGTACCAGCTTCTGGTAATACATCTGTTTCAGCTTTACGAGTTTCAGGTAATGTTACGATTGGTGGTACTCTCAGTGTAGCAGGTGCAGTTAACTTCCTAAGTACAGCTACTGTATCTGGAGCCACTGGTTTCCTTGGTACAGTACGTGTATCAGGAGCTACCACATTAGCAAGTACACTGGATGTAGCAGGTAATACATCTCTTGGTGGTACACTGGCACAAACAGGTATAGCTACCTTTGCTGCCAAGGTTGAATTTGATGATGACGTATGTGTATCAGGTAATACAGTTCTAGTAGGTAACTTAGCAGTAGGTGGTACTACCACTATAACAGGTGCAGTTAGTCTTGCCAGTACATTAAGTGTAGGTGGTGCAGCTAACTTTGCTTCCACGGTAACAATTGCAGGTACCAATGTACAGGCTGCAAATGCAAAGGTTTGTGCCTCTGCTTTCTACGGAGATGGTGCTAATCTTACTAATGTTCCTGTAGATATTGGAGGTAATATATCGGTTGGCAATGCTACCATAGGTGGTAACTTATTTGTAGGTGGTACAGCTACTATAGTTGGTAATACAACTTTAACAGCCAATCTTGGAGTAGGTGGTACATTTACAGTTGTAGGTAAAGCAGAGTTTGACGATGACGTATGTGTCTCTGGTAATTCTATATTAGTTGGTAACTTAACAGTAGGTGGAACGACTACTATCGGAGGTGCTGTAAGCATAGCAGGTGCTCTCAGTGTAGGAGGTGCTGCACACTTTGCCTCCACTGTAACTATAGCTGGTAACACTACACTTACAGGTACATTAGGTGTTGGAGGTGCTGCTAACTTTGCCAGCACTGTAACTATAGTTGGTAATACAACACTTACAGGTACATTAGGTGTAGGAGGTGCAGCTAATTTTGCCTCCACTGTGACCATAGCTGGTAACACTACACTTACAGGTACATTAGGTGTAGGAGGTATTGCTACCTTTGCATCTAAGGTAGAGTTTGATGATGATGTATGTGTTAGTGGTAACTCAATACTAGTAGGTAATTTAACTGTAGGTGGTACAACTACTATCGGAGGTGCTGTAAGTATAGCAGGTGCTTTGAGTGTAGGAGGTGCTGCTCACTTTGCATCCACAGTTACCATAGCTGGTAATACGACTATCACAGGTAATTTAGGAGTTGGTGGTACAGCTACTATAGTAGGCAAAGCAGAGTTCGATGACGATGTTTGTGTCTCAGGTAACTCAATACTCGTAGGTAATTTAACAGTAGGTGGGACGACAACTATAGGTGGTGCAGTTAGTTTAGCAAGTACTCTTAGTGTTGGAGGTGCAGCACACTTTGCTTCCACTGTAACTATAGCAGGTAATACAACTCTTACTGGTACATTAGGTGTAGGAGGTGCTGCTAATTTTGCCTCTACCGTAACCATAGCAGGTAATACAACTATTACTGGTAATCTAGGAGTTGGAGGTACAGCAACTATAGTTGGTAAAGTTGAATTTGATGATGACGTATGTGTTTCTGGTAATACAATATTAGTTGGTAATCTAACTGTAGGAGGTACTACTACTATAGGTGGTGCTGTAAGTATAGCTGGTGCTCTGAGTGTAGGAGGTGCTGCTAATTTTGCTGCTACTGTCTTGGCTAAAACAGATACGGATACATCAAATACAGGATCAATTACACTTGACTTTTCTGCCAATCAAAACTTTGTCCTTACATTTACAGGTAATGTTACCTTTGCCAATCCCAGTACAGAGCAGGTTGGACAATCTGGAATCATCTGCTGTATTCAGGATGGTACAGGAAGTAGAACATTGAGTTTAGGAACTGATTATGAAACGGCTGGAGGTGCAGGAATAACTCTTAGTACTGCTGCCAATGCCGTGGATATCATACCATACTTTGTCCAAGCAGCAGATAATATTCAGCTTGGTGCAGTACAGTTGGCATTCTCATAATGCCTGTATTTGGAACACAAATGTTTGGCAGTGGTGGTATCTCAGCATACGAGATAGATAATTCCTGTGTCTTTGATGCAGCCAGTTCTGCATATATGACCAAAGCATCTACAACACCCACCCTTGATACAAAATTTACTTTCTCAACTTGGTTAAAAAGAGGGCATATCGATGCGACTTCGAGTTCTGATCACTTTGGTATTTTTGGACATAGACAAGATGCTGATGCTGCCAATAAAAATGTTCAGTTAGCATTTTTTGACGATGTGCTTTACTGTGCTTTTATAGATGGTGGCTCAGTATCTTTTATAAAGTATACAACTGGACTCTACCGTGATGTTGCAGCTTGGTATCACATTGTACTTGCTGTTGATAGTACAGACGGAACTGCTGCTGATAGAGTAAAACTATATGTTAATGGAACACGAATCACGGACTTTTCTGGAGATAACGTCAATCCAGCCGAAGATGAAACTTTTTTATCGACAAGCTGTACTATAGATGTCGGAAGATTTTGTGCTACAGATGGAACTTCTTTTTTCTATTTTGATGGGTATATGGCTGATGTCTATTATATAGATGGACTTCGATATGCCCCATCTGATTTCGGGGAAACAAACGATGAAGGCGTTTGGGTTCCAATAAGTGCCAGTGGTCTTACGTTTGGTAATAACGGCTTCTATTTGAATTTCAAAGATAGTAGTAATTTAGGTAATGATGCAAATGGTGGTACTGATTTATCTGAAACGAATATAGTTGCTGCAGATCAGTCCACAGATACACCTACAAATAATTTTTGCACAGTTAATCCTCTATATCGAGGCTCTAATGCGACAGCCAGTGCCTATGGAGCTACTACATTCGGCAATTTGGGATTACAGTTTAGTGGCAGTGCCGATGGTGGGACACTATGCACTCAGATGTTTCCCACAGGAAAATTTTATTGGGAAATACGGGTCGTAGCTGGAGGAAATAGTAGCAGCTACGATCTTGGAGGTGGTATAGCCGATGCTGGTGGTTCGTACACTAAAGGGACCGAAAGAATGAGGGGCATTGCTACAGGAGAAATAGGATTTAATAGTTACAATGGAGAAGTTAGGTTCTCTAATTCTGTAACTAAAACGTACAGTGAAGCCCCGTTTGTTGACACGGATATTATAGGGGTGGCTGTAGATGCAACGAACGGAGCAATTTATTATTCTAAAAATGGAACCTTTATGGGTTCTGGAGATCCAACTTCTGCAGGAAGTAAGACTAATGCAGGTGCTACTTGGACAGCAGCAAGTTATACGGGTTGGGTTCCAACGGGCAATGTAAGTGGTGGAAGCACACCGATACAAATGTTTAATTTCGGTCAAAACGGAACCTTTAATGGAGCTGTAACGGCTGGAGGCAACTCTGACGGGAATGGTGTGGGAAATTTTCTGTATAGTGTTCCGAGTGGCTACCTAGCACTTTGTTCTAATAATCTTGAAGCACCAGCATTAACAGATCCATCAACTAATTTTCAAGCAGTTACTTATTCTGGTACAGGTAGTTCTAATGCAATTACATTTGGTGGTAATGCTGATATGCAACCAGATGCAGTTTTAATTAAACAAATAGATGGTACTAGAGTTTGGACACTTTATGATGCTCCTCGTGGAGTTAATAAATATGTTCAATGGAACGATAGTGATTCTGAATCAGATAGTGCTGCTAGTCTAACAGCTTTCGGTAGTGATGGATTTACTGTAGGTACAGGAGCTTGGGTAAATGTTTCTGGTGGTTCTTTTTTAGGATATGGTTGGGCTGCTGGTAACTCAGGATCATCCAATACGGCTGGCACTATTAACACAACAACAACCTACGTAGATGCTACGGCTGGAATAAGTATAAGCACCTATACAGGTAATGGAAGTGATGACGCTACAATAGGTCATGGTTTAGGAGTTACTCCTGCTACTGTATTTATTATGCCTCGTTCCAACGGAGATCATCATCTAGCATCAAACTGGGAAACTGGAGTTTCTGCTTTTACCGAGAAACTGAAACTTAATGAGAACGAAGCACCCAGTAGCTCGTCAACTCAGGTAAAGGGAGCTAGTTCTACGACTATCACATTTGGAACTGATGTAGGTATTAATGGTGATACGAGGACTTATGTAGCCTACGCGTGGGCTGAAGTTGATGGTTTTAGCAAGTTTGGAACATACACTGGGAATGCAAATGCAGATGGTCCTGTTGTTATCTGTGGATTTAAGCCAGCTTTTGCAATGATAAAACGTGTAGACTCTACTGGCGACTGGCCGGTGAAGGACAAGGCTAGAAGCCCTGACAATGAGGCCCATGAAACTCTTTATG